ATTGCATAATTCACATTTATATTCGTAAAATCACTTGGGGAGGATAGTTTTGCCATTGTATCACATCATTTATTTACATATCTTTCTAGTCGGTCATAATTTCTTGATAATCTTAATAGAACTTGACTATCTCGTTTAGTTATTTTTTTACTACCAATTGTTATTTTTCCTTTATCAAAGGGTCTTTTTGAAGGAACACTTTGAATTGTTTTAGCATCAAGAGAGATTGAATTAGAGAAATCTGTACCGAATTCTTTTCTTCTAACTACTTCTCCAGATTTTTCATCTAATCCTTTTCCTGTTCTTCTAAAATACGCAAGACCTCGTTTGATGTTTATTTTCTTATCTTTATTTTCAAGATATGCTTCTATAACATTTCTTGAGGATATCTTTTTCCCTGTACGTTCTTCTAATTTTTCTATATCATCTTCTGTTAAAGAATTGTACCACAGTATTGCCTTTTCAGTCTGTTCATCTAATTTGCCTTTTTTATCGCTTTTAAATTCAATAGTAAATGCTTTTCTAAGATTATCTAAACGGCCTTTATCCATGTCTTCAACAGAAAATTCATTCACATATTTTAACATTTCATCTAGAACCTCAGAATCATATATTTGATTTGCACTAGTAAATATTGCACTATTTTTTTTAGTTAAATCATAAAATGTTGAAAGTAAGTTATCTAAAACTTGATATTCAATAGATTCCCTATCAAAATTTTCTATTTCTTTATCAACTAATTCAAAATATCTTTCATATGTTTTTTTCTGAAATACCTTACCACTAGAAATTTCTTGCCCTAATTCTCTAAGTGTACTCTCAAATGATTTTCTACCTGCTTTTGTTTCTCCAACTAAAATTATTGGTAGTCCATCAGATAGTTTTTTCTTTTCTCTCACGGCATCATCAATGTATTCTCTTTCGACCCTTTCTTCGATTTCTTCAACACTTTGTTTTTCATCGTCTTTTTGTGATTCTACTGCCTTTTGTTTTAATTGTTCTAATTCTTCTGAATTTTCATTTAAAAACGTTCTAACTCTTTCGTCCTCATTATAGAACTGTTCAAGTTCTTTAGATTGAGATTCTAAAGTCTCTCCTTCAAACTTCTCAGAAGTTTCTCTCAAAATATCAACATAATATCCTGCTATAACAACTAATACTAAAATATCAAACATTTCACCTTCAATATTTTCAAGAATTTCATCTTTAGATAAGAAAGTTGTAAATTTATCTATGCTATCTAATTCTTGAAATTCTGAATTGATATCAATAAAGAAACTAAATTTTCCCGTTGTTAGAACTGAATCTGTAGGAGTAATTAAACTAGTTAAAACATTTCCAATGAGTGTTTCTTTATCAATAGAATTAATCACATCATTAACATTTGAAACGTTTATTTCTTTACTTGGGTCTAAAGATTGAAGTTCCCTAAGAGTTACATTTTTTGTTCTTCTTATTGGTTCTCCTGCTGCGTTAATCTTTTCTACATTGTTAGTTAGTTTTAAGTTGTCTAAATCAACTTTACCTTCTACTGTTTCAGACTCTACTTCTAATAAATTAAAAGATGAATTCGCCAATAGTTTTTCGACTTTACTAGTTGATATTGATTTTTTATCTAAAACTTTCATATTGTATATTTCTTTAAATCTGTTTTGTAACGCTTTATTATTTGAAAGGTCTTGAAAATTCATATCAGGAAATATTTTTTTAAAGACTAATTGTATATATTTGTGAGTATCAAATACAATTTCGACAGATTCTTCGTCTTTTTCTACCGTAATACTACCTTTCAACATTTCAGGATATATCAATGCTTTATTTTCTTGCATTGCTTTAACGAAGTTTTCCACATCTCTACTTATTGTAATCTTTAATTTTTCACGCTCTTTCTCAGTGCCTTCTTCATATTCATATTCACTCCCTTCAAGGGGAATACCTATGTCTCCAAATCTAGATGTAATCAATTCAGGATTGCATATCTGTTCTATTGTTGGGTCAAAAGCACTAATACGGCGTTTTGTTTTTTTGTCTATCAAAACATCAGTAAAAAGATAATTATACAAAGTACCTGATTTGAATAATTTATCTAATTCTAATTTATTTTTCAAATCATCAGGTAAATCTTTGTGATTTATCACGTCTTCAAATTTTTCTTTTTTTAATGAATTGAATCTATTTCTTTTTAGTTTTCTAATAGAATCGTTTTCTTTGGTATCTTCGGATTTATAGTTGCCAATATATCTCATTCTTTTAGATGCAGTATTAATATAATTACTAACACCTTTACCAAAACCCGCAGGAAGTCCTTCTATCAAACTACCTATCATAGCATGAAGAATTTCATCATCACGCATCAAAGTATCAAAGTTAGTTGTGGAAGTATCTGATTGAGAATAAGAAAGAACAGGAAGATTAACTGATTTATTTTCAGGTATTCTAATTCTGTCTTCTTTCATTAGCATCCATTCAACCCCAACCTTATGCTAACCACTTCGCCCATGCTACTGCTTTACCTAATCCTGCGGCTAAACCTAAACCACTTTGAGGTGGATTATATGTTGGTTGTCCTGTTGCGGGGTCAATCCAATATGGATTGTTATATTGGTCATAACCTGATGGTGGAATAGGATAACCTGATTGATTGTTAAAAGCCATTTGTTGTTGCATCATTTGTTGATTCATTCCGCCCATAGCAGGTGCGCCTTGAATATTTGCAGGAACATTAGGTTGTCCCATAGGCAATTGTTGTTGTTCCTGTGGAACTGCAAATCCTTGAGATTCCAAATATTGTTGTTTAGCCATTCTACGTTGAACAATTACTTCACTATTCAATGCAGTAGCCAATAAATTCTGTAAATCTAATTGAATATTTTCAGCAGTTATTTTTTCATACTCACGCATAGCATCAGGGTGCATGGTAATTTCACCACTAGAACCTGTACTAAATTTTAAATCAGTAAGCATTCTACTAACTACTCTTTCAATTACATCTTCTAATAACTTTTCAAAACTACTTAGGAAATTTTCTCCATGATATTGAAAAAATTCTTCAACATGGTTTTCCTGTAGAGTTAAAAGATTATTCATTGTCTTAAAATTAGTTTGTCCTTGAGCAGTAATTTGATTAGAAATACTGCCATTACTTGTGCCAAAAAGACCCATCAATCATCACTCTCCGCTTCTTCTTCAATGGGTATCACAATGCCTTCGCTCAATAAAGTTTTGATTCTTTCACTAATTGAATTAGTTTCAATTAATAGTCTAAAAATTTCTTCTTCTTTCGATTCTGACCCCATTTGTGGGGGTTTTATAGCCCAACCTAATGAAGAAAGTGATTGTATGTCTTCTTGTTTTAAAGAAGTTAATGGGCCTGTTGCTAACGGATTCAAAGTCTTAGCAACTGAGGGAACATAAGCAGAAAAGGAAAGCCCATGTTCTTCTGCTAAAATTTGTTGTTCAAGCATTTCATATTGACGATGGAGTTCTGCGTGTTTATTGCAATAAGTTCCCCTCATTGGATAGCCTTTTCTAACTTTATGCAAGGGTATTGGGGGTCTAACTTTATCATTAGAACTCCATATTTTCTGTGTTCCACATACTACGCAACGGTCTTTTATATTGAATTTAAATCCATATTTTATTCCTAAAAATTTCTTTTTTTCAGGTTTTAAAATTGTAATCATTTCTTTCAATTGTTTCTTTTGTTTATGGCTTTTATATTCATAAGCCATTACTGTTCCTGCTGCTCTCGCTTGGGATATTCTATCTAAAAATGCGTTAGGAACAGTTGTTGATTCTGCACCTATAAATGAATTGGGTTGATACTGCATACTCATCTTATCACCTAGTAGTCTTTTATCATTGTTAATATTCCTCTATACACCATTTCTGAATCTGATTTTGCACTTACAACATATTTGTAACACGGAATTCCTTTATCGTTTAATTTTTGCATACCTGTTTTGAATGATTCAAATATTGGATGGTTAGCCATATCTCCCTCATAATCATATTTGTCTTTCCACAAATCATATTTGTTAGCCCATAACCCTACTGCAATCGGATAATCTGATTGTTTCTTTTTTACTCTTTTTCCATTATAATACCATTCATTTGAACATATTGTATCAACTAAAAAAGTCCAACATAATTGTTGTTCTATATCATAATGTTTCGATAAATGTCTATCATCTAACATGAATATTACATATTTAGTACGTCTTCTTTTCATGTCTTCTATCCATTCACTCCAATAAACTGACTGTCCTCCTATATCTGCGGTTTTGATTGTGTGTGCATCTCCATCTAATTTTACATATTTTCTAGTGGCTCGTTTTCTACCAACCGTTCTTTCTTTGATTGTGGGAACTTCACCTCTTGTTCTAAGTTGATTATGTAATGTAGTTTTTCCGGCCATTGACGCTCCATAGACACCGAAATTTATTGAATGTAATCTTTGATATAATTTATTTGTAGCCTCAACAATTAATATTGCGAAACCTGCCATTATAGACATTTAATCACCATAAATGATTCCAAAAATTAACTATACCTCCCCACGCCCAACCATAGAGATTTACTCCCCAAAACGGTAAGGCATGACCTAAAAGAAAACTACATATTGAGGCAGCAGTTCCCCAAAGCCAAAATCTTGCTCTTAAAAACCAAACATCAGCAGAATGCGCTCGTTGTAAATCGTATGCTAATGTGGATTCATCAAATCCCATTAGTAATTCTGATACCACGCATATCCCTCACATCATTCTTGATATTCTGTTAAAAATGTAGCAGAAAGAGAATTATCATTTGATTGTTGCATTGGAGAAACGAATGATGGCGGGGTGTAAACCGAAGATTCGTATGTTCTGAGAGATTCACGGATTCTCTTTCTAGTATCTTCTTCTTTGGCCTTTCTTCGCCAATAAGCCTCAATTCTACGTTGAAGCAATAAGTCTTCAATATACTCATTGAGAATCAAATCAAATAATGCTTTGATAATCATTATTCCGCCTACAGTCAATACCCCAAACATTAGGGATAGAGAGTAAGCACCATAGAAGTTCAGAAATCCTGCACCATATTGAGAAAAGAAATAAACATTTACGCCACTAACTGCACCAACAAAAAGTATAGTCATTATTAGTCGAGTATCTGTATCTAATGTCGGCATTCTTTAATCTCCTAAGCAAAGGCAACTGTATATGCACCCGTTCCCGTTAGTTGAGCATATACTCCATTATTTGAAATCATCCCATGTAAGTCATGTTCAATGGATTGTGCAGTTCCCCCTGCATGAATTTGAATTCTAAGAATTTCTTTTTTATTGGTAGTAGTAGAATTTGCACTATCCCATAGTTTCAATGTGCAAACCGCATTAGCGGTAGATGTTAAATAACAACTAATCAATTTACTCTTACCAACGTTAATCATTTGTGAAGATGTTTTTACTCCACTTGAACTAGAACCTGCAAAGGACATAACAATCAACCCCCTCTACATTCAGTCAGTCTTATCAACGTTTTTCTTAGGTCGGCCTCTCTTTTTCTTAGGGGCTTCAACCTTTACTTCTTTTTCTTCGGTATTATCTTCTTTATCTTCAATAATATCTTCTGTAACATTTTCTACCACTTTCTCTACTTCTACTACAGGTTCTTTCTTTGGTTTTTTCTTCTTAGGAGCAGGTTTCTTAATACCTAACTTCTTTTCTTTTACAGGAAAAACATGATTTTTCAAATCTTCATCAGAAGTATTTTCAGGAATTCCTAAATTTCTTTTTAAAGAATTTTTCAATGGAGTAATTAAATCAACAATTGCTTCTCTATCTGATTCTTCAAATTCCACTTCTAACCCACTATCAGGCATAAACCCAATAGCGATTCCTAATGGAATTTCTGTTTTTTGTCCTTTCTTAATCGAATATACTTTTCCGCCTCGTCTTAAAACTAAAGCGTTTGGTCTATTAATTTTTGATGTTACTGTAACCATTTTATCACCTTTAAAATTGGGTAAATCCCACCCCCCGATTAAGGGGGGCAGGACTTACTTTACGTTTTTACTTTTAGAGATTGCCATAAACTCTAACACGAACCATGCCAATATCATCTGTTGCAGATGCAGCAGCATTTGTTCCGTCAAAGTCTGTGGCTACGATTTGGAAAGTAGAACTACTAGCGTAATCTCCCGATGTATCTAATTCGATAGTTGCGAGAAAACCACTAGCACCTACTCCTTTCTCCTGACCTGTTATTAAAACTGCATGGATTGAAGAAAGTCCTAGAGATGAAGCAGTAATTACTTCTCCACCTGCTGTGTAAGATGTAATGTTAATCTTAGCATCTACTAGGTATTCTTCACCTGCAACCTTAGAGGCAGTTAAGCCCTTATGGTTTTCAATGACTGTAACTGTGTGAGTCATTTAATCACCTTATGCGCTCTTTAGGTTAGTAATCTTTCCTTGTCCCTTAAAGAATGAACAACCTGTTTCACCCATTGTTCGGTACATACCCTGATTTCCTAGTTTTCCAACACCGAATGGGTTTCCGTTAGTAATACCATCCTCAAAGTATTGGGTTGGTTTCATTACAGATAGCCATAGGTGGTCGGTATCTAAAATTAGAATATCGCTCAATGGATTTGTTGTTTCATTTCCGGTAGAAGGCATATCCTTTGTTGGGATAATTGGGATATCGTAGTATGTTGCTACTCTAAATCCAACTTCTGAACCCTTTACTCCACGAACACCGTTATGGGAAGGAACTACTTCTTTTCTATCCATAAATCGCTCTTGACTTTGTAGAAGGTCTGAGATATGCTGAATAGTATCATATCCTGTTAGAATAACCTTTGGACTACCACCATTTTGTCGGAGTCTGCGAATCATATCATTTAGTAGGCTTAGAGTTAGAACTCTAGCACCATCTGAATAATCTGTTCCGTAATCAACTTCTGCATCTAGGAAAGAAGCAGTTCCGGTAGCGGAGTTAGATGAAACGCTTACTGTTCGGGAAGTTCCGAATAGTCTTACTACATCATCTACAACTGCGGAGTTATCTCCGTTGTTAGCACCTGTGTTTAGTAAGTTAGCGTTATACATGGATGCAATTTCAGCAGCAGAAGATACAATCTTCAATAGTGAAGTGTAGTTCTTCTCAATACCTGTTGCAGTTCCATCATCATACCTTTCTAGAGGCATAACTAGCATCTTACTTTGTGTTTCTGCGTGGTGCTTACCCATATCTTCACGAATAATTGCACGAATATCTCCAACACCATCATCAATTGCAGCCAACTCCATACCCAATTCTGAGAACTCAAACAAGTGAGCAACAGTCTTTGGACTTACGTATAGTTTTTCATACTCAGGAGCAATTGCAGGAATATCATTTCCTGTTCCTAGAGATGCGTTTTCGCCAACACCACCAATCTTATCGGCAGCAGGAGAAGCAGAACCCGCCGCTCCTGTTCCAATAGTAAAGGAAGAAGATGAACCACCTTCTGGTCTTGACTTCAAAACTCTCCAACCACTAGAAGTGTATGGCCTCTTTGCTATCATTGCTAGAGGATTAACCTCTTGATTTAGCATTGACCAAACTTTCTGCCCGTAAAGAACGTTATACAAATCGCCCAAATTACTAGCAGCACTAAATGGATTTGATGCAGCATCGTGTGGAGTTCCAAAACCACCAACAACACCTGCTGCTTTTAGCAAAGCATTTCCGGCTGAACCGCCCATTCCATAGGAAGCAGCCTCTAAATCTTTCATTGTTCTAATATATCCACTCATCTTAGTTCACCTCAATTAAATCCTCTAACAACATTGTGTATATCTCCCCACGACATATTCTGAATTTCATCAGCAGATGTTGGGAATCCTTCGGGCAATGTTAGAGATACACCCTCAGATTTTGCAATTTCGTTAGTTTCAGTCAATGACTTTCGTAGTTCAGCAAACTCTTGTCTTAGAGTTGCAACTTCTGTTTGTGCATCATATTCAGCCTTTTCAGCATCAGCCTTCTTAACTTCTAGTTCAGCAGCAAATCTTTCCTCAAATTGCTTTGAAAGAGAATCATATGCAATCTTTTCCAATTGTTCTGCTCGGAATTGAGCATATGCTTTCTCCACATTCTCAGGCGACAAATCTAATGTAGAGAATTCTGTATTTTCTACACCCTTTGCCAAATGCTTTGTAGCAGGTTGTGTTTTTGCATTTCCATTATCTACAACTAACTCTCCTGCGTGTTTATCATTTGCATCGGTTTCATCACCGCCATCGGCAAGGGCTTTCAATTCTTCATCGTCTCCCTTATCCATCATTTCTTCGTCTTCTTTCATATACATAGCCTCAACTTCTTCGTCTTCTTTATCCATATCCATAGATTCTTCCTCTTTATGTAGAGAATTAACCTGCTTCATTAGGTCATTCAACTCGGAAATCGCAGCACTTAGTTCTTCTGAAATTTTCTCACCTCGTTCTTGTTTTAAAATATCGAATTTTGCTTCGGGATTAATGCCTTTTTCGCATATAGTAACTTCATGTAACTCTAATCTATCAATTTCGTTATATTGGCCGTACTCATTTGAATTTCTTGATTTTTTAGAAATGGCTTGTCCTCCTATACTAAAAGAGCGCAATGTTCCTTTTCTAATTCCTCTAGAAATTTCTTTTGCTTTTTCTATGTCGTCTCTTAATTTGATAACAACATAAAATCCAACATCATCTACTTTGGTCTTATGCAAAACTCCATTCTTGTCTCGGTAATTATCTATTACTTCACCAACTTGAACATTTGAGTGATTAGACATTACATTTCTGTATTTTTTACCTTCCATGAATTTTTTTACTGCTTCATTTAGGGCTTCTAATGTAATCAAATCGTTTTGCTTATCTACCATTTCAATAGATGCGTAGCCGCCTATAACCAAATCATCAGACTTGAGTATATCGAAATTACTAACTTCACCTCCCTTTAACAAAATTTGCGACACTACTACCACCCTCAACTTTTACTATTTAACTTACTCGGTTTACGGAAATTCTAAATCTGCGTATTTGTCTTCCGAAATAATCCATACGCCTTCATCATCTTCGGGGTCTAACATTTCTTGTTTTTTACCTGTCCATGCTATCCATCTATTTTGTTCTTCAATAGGAACAACCCTGAAATGTATTCTAGTTTCAAACTTTTCTCCTTCTAATTTGTATTCATGGTAGCCGTCTTTTTGCACACCAAAAATAATTTTACCGGAGTCTATTTTTTTACCCTTACGAATAGTCTTACCAACCTTTGCAGGATATTTAGCAGATTTACCAAATAATTCGTAAACGTCTTCTGCATCTTCTAAATCTATTCTCCAAACCATTCTTTCATTTGCTGCTTCAATTAACAATTCAACATCGTTATCAGAAATGAAAACATTGAAATTTCCACTTTCAGGAGTATCTTCTTTTATGATATCCTTATCTTTTTCTAGAACATCAGTATTGATTTGGAATTTATTAGGATTAATGTAAATCAAATCATCTTGTTTTTTCATCCAATTCATTAATTTTCTTTGCTCATTGTCGAATAACTGTTCATAGTCATCAGGGTGTTTTGAAGCAACAAACGCTACAATTTCTGAGAATTCTATTTCTTCATTTTCTTTTTGTTCAAAAATAAAATTTCTAATAGCCAATCTTAATTCAGAACGTTTTGTTTTTGTGATTTCAGTTACTTGTTCTTTCCAAACATCAATGTTGTATAGAGCATTCTTTTCCATCAAGGAATCTCCTTTGAAACCATAAACAGTAAAACCATCTAAATCTTGTTTTAGAATAATTTCCGCAGTTCCATGAATATCATCAGTAATAGTATATTTCTTCAAACCTGCTGCTACCTTAAACGTATCACCTAATTCAGCAATTTGTTGTAATGATTTTTTAGTTTTAGTAGATAGTTGTTCTAATGCCTGTAATGTATCTGTCTGAGTTACTTCGGGTATTTCAATGACTTTTGCTGAGTATAGACTAAATCCATCTTTGCCTTTCTTAACTTCATCTACCTTTACACGAATAATAGAACCAATCTCTACTGATTCTTTAGTATTCAATGCTTTACCTATCGGCAAGTATTCTTTCCCATCCAATTCTTTAGTCTTATATTTTCTAGAATCTTCTGCATTTAATGGCCCTATACCCATAGTGTAAGAATAAAGATTACTATTTGTTTTGGATTTATTCAATACAATTACATCAAGGTCTATGAATTTCTTCCACTTAATCCATTTTGGATTTTTCTTTTTACCTATGAAATAAGTAGATTCATGGTCTTTTATTACTACTCCTTCGGAAGTAGGCATATCCATTATTAGTTTAGAATATTCTTCTACTTCTTTAAGAGAATCAGCAACCCTAGTATCTTTCTTTGAAGGGAATGCTAAATCTTCACTTGAATGTGGACTGAATTGATAGAGTAAAATATTCAATCTTTCTCGCAAAGGTTCATCTGTTAAATTCTTATTTTCATGTCGCATTATATCAAACACGTGCGCTCTTAGAGTTCCTTCTGTTTCTTTCTTGAAGACGTGTGAAATTGTATCTGCTCGATGTAATGCTTCATCCCCTTTGAATAAAATCAATTCTGCGTCTAAAATACAATCTTCAAACTGTTTCTTTTCCATTGCTTTAACTTGTTCAGGGCATTTATCTGTAATGTCCTTCTCATTGTATGAATAGATAGTAATTTTACCATTTATTTTATGTATCTGAATACGCATTCCATCGTACTTTTCCTGAACAACGTATTCCCCACTAAACCCTAAAATTTCTTTCATATCGTCAATTTCAAAAATTCTATACATTGGTTTATTTGGAATTATGAAATCAATAGAATCTTCTTTATCTTCTTTTTTGATATCCAATGCAACTAGTTTAGACCATTCTTCTTCACCATAAGCATCAACAAAAATTTCCTCTAATAATTTCATACCCTTTTTAATTCTAGATTCAACTCGTCTTGTATCTTTCTTGTCTCCGCCATAATGCTCAATCACATACAAAGACAAATCATCCTTTTTCAAATCTAAACCAATTGTACCTTGAGTGATATTATCAGGTTTTAGTTTGAATTTTTTATATGCTTTATCAGGAATAATATTACTGTGTGAACGTAAGGCATAATGAATAAACGCAACCAATACAGAATCATTTTCTGTTAATTCCTCTATTACCTGTTCTCCTAATTGTTTAGAGAACGGGTCAGACACTAACTCAGATTCAAATCTAAGTTTTTTTATTGCTGAAAATAATGTTTTTGCCTGAGAAGATTTTGGGTCTAAAACTGCATCAGCAAATAGTTCTTTTTCAGATATTACTTTTTTTAATTCAGAAGTTACATTATCAATGTCGTCAAATTTCTCACGGATTTCTTTAACAATTGATTTCCATTTCTTCTCATATTCTTTCGGGTCTTCTCTAGCCGAAAGATAGGCTACTCTAGTTTTCTCAAACAAATCTAGTATTTCTTTAGATACAGTATCGGTTTCCTTCTCAAAGGCTAAACCCGATACAGGCACAAATAATCACCCTTCGTAGCCTTTAGGTTCAGGAGTTTGAGGATTTCCTAGTTTAACTTCTTTTGATTTCTTAGGTGGTCGAGATAGTTTTTCATCTTCTCCCTGTGAAGGCTCATCTAATTCTAATAATCCCAAATGCCCTGCTTCTTGCAAAATTTCTTTTGCTTTTGATATTGCTTCAATAACTAATTTTTCTTCACTCATTTAATCACCCAATGTTTTCTACCATCTTATGTATGTCGTCCCACGACATATTACTAACTGATTCAGTTGTAGGTGTGGCACTAACTCCCATATTTGGTCTAGGACTATCTACTACAACCATACCCGATTTCATTAGTAAGTTGTCTTTATCATATACTTGTTGTTCTAGAGCCTTTACTCTATCTACAAGTTCTTTCATCAACATCAATACTTCATTATTTTCTTCCGTCATTCTTTTTCCTCCTTTTTACTCTTAGGATATACTATCTTTCTTAATTGATAGTATAGAGTTTCGTAATCTTTTCTTAATTCAGCCGCAGACGCAAGTATGTCTAAATTCTGCTCACCGAATGTCTTCATTTTCTTTGCTAACTTTGAATCATCCTTAACTACATCTAAGGTTTCCATCATAGAAATCAAATCGCCTAATTGGGTCATATCTTGACCAAAATACTGCGTAGGTTGTGTTTTTTGCAGTAATTTCTTTACTCTTTTTTTGTCTTTAGAATTGAGTTTGTCTATCATAGAATCGGCTTTTAATATATCCTGCCAACTCATACACAATCCCCCTTCAACAATTCGCACTACTACTCATATGATATAATTATCGCTATTCTACACCTAAAATATTTTTCAAATCTTCAACATCAATTTCAACATCTTTTCCTTCTCTAATCGCTTTTTCCCCAACCTTTTGAGATATTTCTTTAATTTTAGATTTAGGAACTTCTCTCGTTGTTTTTGTTTTTAGTTTTTGTTTGATATCTTCATACCTGTTTTTAATAGGCAAGAAATATGTTTCATAATCATTAGCAAATTGTTTTTCAGACTCGGAAAAAAGTTTTTCAATTTCTTTCATTTCTTCTTCGTTTTTTTCTAGATATTTTTTTCGTTGTGCAACTCTCTTATCCAATCCGGTTTTAATACTTTGATGTATAGCATTAATTTCCTTAGTCATTTCTTCTTTAATTTTCCGAATGTCCTCTTTAACAGTTCTAATTTCAGTATTTATTTTTATCTTTTCTTCTTTATTTTCTTCATTTTTCAATTTGTTTTCTAATTTAGAAACTTCACTACTTAGTTTGTTTATTTGTTCCCTAAAATTAATTATTTTTTTATTCTGACTTAATGTAGATAGTAAATCTTTAGACACTAGTTTTGGTATTTTTCTTTCAAATTCATTAACCTTACGATTTAGTAAATTCAAACGGGTTTTTACATTTTCAGGCGTTAAAAACTTTGGTTTTGGCATTTCAATCTCTTTCTTTTCTACCTTAGATTTACCTTCTAGTCCCAAATCTAAATCTATTATAGGTTGAACAAAATTATCTTTTAAATTTACTTTGTTTTCTGTTAATATAGACCACATAAATTCCCATGCTAATATAGAATCCTTTAATGATATAGGAGAAGTCAATTTACTAGCCTGTTTTATTTGTTTTCTTCTCAATTCTTCGTCTTTTATATCTTCTAAATCTTCGTAAAAATCTAGTATATCAGCAGATAATTCATAAAAATTTGAAGTCATCAATCTTTCCCATTTTTGACCCGACATTAATAGGGGAAAAATTGCAGATGAGTTTCCCATTGCCTCTAATACATTTTTTAGATAATCGAGTTGAGATTTAGAAAGTAAATCACGTAATTCTGTATATGACTTATCATCTTTAATAAATGCAATAACTTGAAGATTACTTTCATTTATAATTTCTAATACAAGTTCTCCATCATCATCTAAGATAGTTTTGAGTTCTTTATCTAATCTAATTTTTTCTCGTTCTTTTCCTGCTTCATTAACATATTTGACTATATTCAAAAGATTAGACTTAGTGAAAAACTTTTCTTCATCTAATTTATCCATGAAGTATTCTTCATTAACAAAATTGTTGTCTTTTTTGGCCTTAATTAATTCTCTTAGATAAGTAAAACTTCTATTTTTAGTATTTGTTGGTTGGCCTAAAAGTGCAGGGGAAGATAGTAAAGATAAAAATTCTCTAGATTGTCTAACCTTTTCAAGCAATTCTCCTTTTTGTTCGTTTTTTATTTGTTCCTGAATATCTTTAAGTTTAGATTTTAATTTCTTTTCTTCACTAGTATCTATTTTTTTTCCTTCTGCCTGTATTTCTTTTTCAACACGTTTTATTTTCTTTTTAGTATCTTTTTTTAATTTTTGAAATTTAAGTGCTGTATTAGAATCTTGTTCATTGGCATCTAACGAAGAAACTAATTCTTTGACTTCATTTGACTCAGGAAACATTTCTTCTTGTTCTGCTACAAAAGAATCGAATTTTTTCCGGTCTGATGGACTCAATAATTTTGATAAAGTTATATCTATATCGTTAATCTCTTTTTCATATTTTGCTTTGCTATTTTCAAGCGATAAAATTTGAAGTCTAACAGAATTAAATCTATTTAGTGCTATACTAGTTTCTCTTTCTTTATTTTTCAAGTCTTTTAGTTCAGGACTACCGAACTGCAAAAAATAATTTAGATATTTATCAATGTCTGAAATATTTTTTTTAGTTAATTTCTTATCTTCTAAAAATTTGTTAAGTGATTTTTTAAAAGTTTGAATTCCTTTATATTCTTCATCTAGTCCGTTGCTTCTAAGTTCTCTCAGATTTTCTTTTGTTTTTTCTAACCCCGAAAGAATATTTTTTATTCTAGATTCTTTATCTTTAACACCCACTAGACGACTATTCAACATATCTTCTAAAG